ATAGATATAGATATAGATATAGATAAGGATCAAAAAGCTCAATCTGATGTCTATGACAAAATTATCAAATATCTAAATGACAAAACAGGATCTCACTTTAAACCTACTAGTAAATCAACTCAAAGACTAATCAATGGTCGTTTAAGCGAGAATTACTCAATAGATGATTTTAAACATGTCATTGATGTAAAAACCATTGAGTGGAAAAATAACCCAAAAATGTCCAAGTATTTAACTCCAGACACATTGTTTAATGCGACTAAATTTGAAAAGTACTTAAATCAAAAGATGCCTTCGAGTGCATCAACTCAGCAACAAGATGAAAGGTTGGGATTTTAATGTATCAGGATTATACAGTAGATTCTACAAGCGAACCTAAATTTTGCAACAAGCACGGATCAAAGATGATCAATGCCAAAGTCACAATCAATGGATCCCAGCAATTACTTGACATTTGTCCAGAATGCGAAAAAGAAGGAATCAATGAATTACAGGAACACTTAAAGCAAGAAGCAACCATCCAGTCAATTCTAGCGAATACATACAAAGTATTTGATCGTGAGAGTATCTATTCCAAGGAATTGGAAGATAAGACACTTGATAATTACGATACTGGAAATAAGTCATGTGAAGAAGCTTTGAATTTTTCAAAAAGAATGTTGCGTGACTTTCTGAAGTACGAAACAGGAAATGTGATCTTGAGCGGTCCTCCAGGGGTCGGAAAGAGCCATTTATCTATTGGAATAGCCAAAGCATTGAATGAAAAATTTAAAGAATGCAAGCAACCAAAGAGTGTGCTATTCATTTCGACTTCTGCGCTCTTTTCAAAAATTGAAGAAAGTTTCAATAATCGAGGAGACTTCACAGAAAGTCATGCTGTGAATCTACTAAGCAATGTTGATTTTCTCTTTTTTGACGATTTAGGAAAAGAAAGCAGTATGAGCGGAAGCCTCAAAGAAGCGAATGAATGGAGACAACGAGTACTGTTTAAAATCTTGGACAATCGTCAAACAACATTTTTTAACACAAACTTATCGAGCAACGATATTAAAACAATTTACAACAAGGCCCTTGCTGATCGAATCTTCAAAGGTGCCAGCAAACATATTTTTAAATTCCCAGAGAATACAGAAAGCAGGAGATATTGATGGAAAACAAACAATTAAAAGATTTAATCGTAAAAGTTCAGCGCTGGTTTTACGACCGGAATTTGCAAACGCAAGATCCAAACAAGCAATTTTTGAAATTGTATGAAGAGATCGGTGAACTGTCACGAGGACTGGCAGAGAATGATGAGGAAGTTACAAAAGACAGCATTGGAGACATCACCGTAGTGTTGATCGGTTTGACATTGCAATTAGGCATCAAGACAGAAGAGATCTTTCCAGAAAATAATACATTCGTATTTTTAAACGCAGCAAAATCAGAAGATTATTTTGTCGTTATGATGGACCAATCATTGGCAGCATATTTTAATCGACAATCATACCAACTAAAAAATGTTGTTTATGAGTTGATGCGAATCTCTCAAATGCTTGATTATGATTTTGTCGAGTGTTTGAATATTGCCTATGAGGAAATCAAGGATCGAACAGGGAAATTAGTGGATGGTGTCTGGATCAAGGAGGAACGATTAAAATGACAGAACAAATTTTAAATAACGGTTTTGACAAAGTAAATAGACCTAATCAATACGTTGGGCAATATGGTCTTGAATCGATTGACATTATTCGCAATTTCGCTGGAGGACCAAAAGAAGTCCGGGGATTTTACTGGGGAAATGTCATCAAGTATCTTTGTCGCTATCAAGAGAAAAATGGATTGGAAGATCTAAATAAGGCAAAGAAATACTTAGACTGGCTTATCGCAGATTTAAAGCGTGAAGATCTCGAAAAGACAGCGATTGTTAAGCAGGAGTGATAATTATGAGACATTATACGAAAAATCAAATGGATCACTTTCGTCAGCAACTGCAATTGTTGATTTTAGGGAAAGGTCTCACTCGCAAAGAACTCTCTAAAAATCTTTATCGTGGTGAACAGACGATACAAGAGTGGATCACGAAAGACGACATCAATCCCAACCATATCAAAGAATTGTGTGAGTATTTCGGTATTGAGGAAAAAACATTGATGGGCGATCCGGAAGAACTTGCTGACTATAAGCTGTATGATCGTGATAAGTACATCTGCACAGGCACTTTAAAGGAGTTGAGCAGAATCACTGGAAAAGATAGTGCATTACTTAAATATTACATCCACTTAAATGAACAAGGAAGAAATGCAGGACATCTAAAACTAGAAAGGGTAATCGAAGATGAAACGTAAAATCGATTGGCTAATCACTAACTTGGTATTGCTGGCAGGAGTTACATTGGTAATTGCCATCAATCTCAACTCCAGATTGGTTGAACAAGAAAAAACAATCAAGGATATGCAGTGGACCATTCAGGAGCATGAATTAAGTATTCAGCGGTTCGCTGAACAAAACACCGCACAAGAGGTAATCCTAAACAAATTAAATCGGGAGTACCAAGCGCAGGAACGAAAGAAAGCAGAAGCAGTTAAGGAAGCTGCCGAAATGAATAATGTGGGAGGATAATAATGATCAACAATGTGACTCTTATTGGTCGGTTAACCAGAGATGCAGAGCTACGCTATACACCGAGCAATATCGCAACAGCACAATTTAATATCGCATGCAATCGAAATTTTAAAAATGCAAATGGTGAATATGATGCAGATTTTATCAACGGTGTGATGTGGAGAGAGCAAGCGGAAAGATTTTGCAATTGGACCAAAAAAGGAATGCTTGTAGGAATAACTGGACGAATCCAAACAAGAAACTATGAGAATCAGCAAGGACAACGTGTATATGTGACTGAAGTTGTTGCAGAAAATTTTCAAGTTCTTGAAAAGCGTGACAATACCGCAAATCAAAACAGTATGACTGATCAAATGCCACCAAGTTTTGCAAGCCCAATGGACATCACAGATGACAAATTACCATTCTAATAAAACAAAAGGAGAAGAAAATCATGCCAAATTGGGCCGAAGGATCTCTTAAATTAAGAGGGAGAAGCGAAAATATTGCATCAGCATTGAAAGAAATGCTATTAAGCGACACTGTAACACTAAAAGATGAATATGATGGCACTCTACTTATATTCAACAGCACAGGTCCCTATTTTTACATCAATGGGACAAGACGAGCGTTTATTGATCAAAAACAAATAGAAGTTTGGCTTGAAGAAAAATTTTGTACCGTTGAACTGGATAATTTCAAGCAAGCGTGGAGTGCTATTCCAGAAAATTATCAAGAAATTTCAAGTAAGTTTGATGTTGATATTAAAATTTTTACGTTTGAGTGTGGCATAGAATTCACACAGGAAATTGAAATTTACAAAGGTGAAATTATCAAAGATGTTTGTTATGAATATGTTGATTATCAATGGGAAGTTCCATTCAGCAATTTAGGAGGATAAAATGACAGAAGAAATTAAAATACTTGACTCTTGTTGCGGTAGTCGGATGTTTTGGTTTGATAAAAATGAAAGCCATACAACTTTCATGGATATCAGAAAAGAAAAATTTGAAATACACGGTAAAAAAGTCAACGTACATCCTGATGTTATTGGCGATTTCCGTGATATGCCATTTGAAAATAATACTTTTAATTTGGTTGTTTTTGATCCACCTCATTTGAAATGGGCTGGACCTAATTCGATAATGAAAGCACAGTATGGACAACTTGATAAAGACACTTGGTCTGAGGATTTGGCTAAAGGTTTTGAAGAGTGCATGCGTGTTTTAAAAACAGGGGGAACGTTAATTTTCAAGTGGTCAGATTGCCAGGTAAACGTAAAAGAAATACTAAAGGTCATTCCATTTAACCCATTGTTTGGACAACGAAGAGGAACAACTCACTGGATGACGTTCGTAAAATTTGAGGAGGTAGATTGATGGGATTTATTAGTTGGTTAACTTTATTATTAATAGCTTTAAAATTGTTAGGTGTAATCTCTTGGAGCTGGTTCTATATCTTTCTGCCTGCAATAGCTGATCTAGTAATTTCTTTTTTGATTTTAGTGGTAGCTAAAATGATATGGGATAAGTAGTATTTGATGTGAGAAAGTGAGGAAAAAATGGTTACTGCAAAAAGAACATCAGACATAACTGTGGCACTTTATGAATGGAATAAATTGACAACCAAAGAAATCTATGAAGACGATAAAGAAATATTTGGGGATGGATTTGATTTTGTTTGGGAAGGTAAAACTCCAGAAATTGACGAGGAAGTTCTTGTATATAATCCAAAGACACAAGAGATAACCACTGACATCTGGATTGATTTCGGGAACGGTATTGGATTTGAAAACATTTACGAAGATACGGTATTCTGGATGAGTTATCCAAAACCACCAAAGGGGATGGAAAAATGAATAAACAAGAGCTGATTGAGAAATATGAAGATAAGTTGAAAGATATCCAATTAAAATTTGGAGCAAATTTCAAAACCAAAGTCTATGAGGGTCTTGTGGAAGATTTACGACAACTAGACGAACCGAAAGTAACAATCCCGCAGTTTGTAGCTGATTGGATCGAGGAAGGGAAAAAACATTGTAAAGATGTGTCTGATTTATTCGATTTTGATTTTACAAATAAAGAAGTCGGTAACTGGTTTTTGCAAGAAAAGCCATTTGACTTAGTCGCCCGAGCATGGCTTGACGGCTACGAGATTGAGAAAGAAAAGCAGTATCTGGTGAAGATAAGGGGGCTCATTTCTAATTATAGTATTTTGAAATACCAGTCGCTTGATAACAGTTGGTTTATGGGTAGTAAACAGGAATATGATTTTTTTAGATTTGGACACACCCGTAAACAGCTTGAAGAAGCCGGGTTTGGTTGGGTGTTCGATTGCCCGGGCATTGAGATTAAGGAGGTGAAAAATGAGTAAATATGAAATCTATTTATCAAAAAACGACCTTGAACATATCGCTAACGGTTATGACATCAAAATCAAAATCAACGGTAAAATATTTTTGACAACAAATGAAATCATTTTGAAGCCTGCATTGATGAATGATGTTATGGCTCCGATATTGAATTATAAAAATAAAATAATTGATACTGAACAGCAAAATATTGTTAACAGTTTCATTGGAGGTGCGAGATGACAGTAGAACAATTTCTTCAATCTTTATCATACCTTATGTGGACTTCATATTGGTCAGTAATTTTTTATAAGTTCTTTAAAAATAATAAGGATTGAGAGGAGCAATGATGAAAAGAGTTTCAGTTACTTTAACAGATGACCTATTCATACACCTTGAAGCACTGAGAATGTATTATGGCTATAATTCAAGAGCTGAAGTTACCAGAAAGGCTTTGGATGATTCAATTAGTAAGTGTTCATCAAGCACAGTATTTGATGCTTATGTATCAAGAGCTAGAGAAATAATGCGTGATATGGAGGGAGATCAATGAGTAGACCAAGAAGATATCCATATACTAAGAGTCAGTGGGAAGAGACAACGACGGCAGTTTATTCGTATAACAACGAAGAATATGAACTATTTAGAGGTCTTGAAAACAAATTCACAGGAGAAAGAGTAGAGGTGAAATAATGGACCTACAAAACTTTATTTATTTACTAATCGCACTGGTCTGGCTCTCTGGTTTGATCTGGGCCAGTGTGATATTTTTTAAAAAAAGGGAGAGGAAATGAAATTATATGTAGTCAGAAGGTATCACGGCCATTTGAGATGGCAGGACCCGAAACATTCAGAAAAATACATTGAGAAAGAATTTGAAAACAGACATGACGCACTTGCTTACCGTGAAAGCTTGGGCTTGCAAGGAATTGTGGAAGTCTACACAAAAGAGGTAGATGAATGAATTTAAGAAGCAGGTATGGGTATTTAATACTAGCTCTGAAGCAGTATCCGTTCGAAAAAGAAATCAAGGAACGTATCGAAGAAATTGAAGTACCTTGGAAACCAACCGATCCAAATACAGGGATCAAGAGTAATAAGGTAATGACACCGAAAGCGCTGGCCGACATCATCAAAAAAGAATCGGATCCAGAACTGCATCGTCTCGAATTGCTCAGAGAAGCAATCAGCACTATCAAGATTTTAACACCAGAAAAACAATGGGCTGCAATCAAAGAAGTATATATCGATGGAACTCTTACAGTAGAAGGAGCATCGATTAAATACTTACATTGCAGTAAGTCTCTTGCATACAAGGAAGTGATTGAGCCATTCTTTAGCGGACTAGAAAAGAAAATCTATGAACTATCTGTGAACACTAAGATTAATATTAATTTGGAAAAAAGTTAAAAATACAGTCGAAAGTGTGGAAAAAATTTAAAAATAAGGTGGTAAAATTATATCATCGGGTAAAACCGAAGAGAGGTTTCCTTATAGAAAATTGGTTGAGGATTAGCTTAATTTGGACAAGAGCACTGGATTTTTAATCCAGGGACACAGGTTCGAATCCTGTATTCTCAATAAGTGTAAGTCAGCAATGCTGGCTTTTTTATTTTAACGTGAAGGGAGGAGGTACTGTGAACATTGTGGATCCTATTCGTGACAAAGATGATATCCAGGCAATGAAGGAGTATTTGCGAGAATGGAATGAGCGGAACTACTTGCTCTTTTTATTTGGCATCAATTCCGGACTGCGTGTAGGAGATATCTTGAGGATACGAGTAAAAGATGTGCAAGGTTGGTATATCAAAATCAAAGAGCAGAAGACTGGAAAAAGGAAACAGATCAAGATGACAAAGAATCTGAAAAAGGAAGTCAGAGAATACATCAAAGATATGCCACTGCATCATTATCTGTTTCAAAGTCGCATCGGGAAAAACAAACCGCTGGACAGACGGACAGTCGATTGGATATTGAAGACCGCAGCTATCGAGTGTGGGATTGAAAACATCGGCACCCACTCGATGAGAAAAACATTTGGCTACCATTACTATAAAAAGACTAAAGACATAGCAATGCTCATGGATCTATTTAATCATTCATCTCCTGCGATCACGCTGAGATACATTGGGATAAGACAGGATCAACGAGATAAAGCCATGTCTAATTTTGATTTATAGTTATCAATTAGACACAACGAGTAAAACGCTAATTA